ACTAGAGATATGACAAGGTCTCAAATTGTGAAGTCTACATTTAGAGTTTTAACATTGAAACTTGGTAAAGCAAATATACCTATGATTATGACCAATCATACTTATGATGTTATAGGTTCAATGTTCCCACAAAAAGAAATGGGTGGAGGTTCAGGTTTAAAATATGCCGCTTCATCTATCATCTATCTTGGAAAAAGAAAAGTAAAAGACGGCACCGATGTCGTTGGCAATATTATTCATTGTAAAAATTACAAAAGTAGGTTAACAAAAGAGAACTCTATGGTTGATGTTTTGTTAACATACGAAAAAGGATTAGACAAATATTATGGTCTTATGGAACTTGCTATTGAAGCAGGTATCTTTAAGAAAGTGAGTACAAGAATTGAGTTACCTGATGGTACAAAAACATTTGGTAAAACGATTAATGAAAATCCTGAAAAGTATTATACAAAGGAAGTATTAGAGAAGATAGATGAACAAGCCAAAAAACAATTCCTCTACGGATAAAAAGAAAAGATACGAATTCGTTATCAAAGAAGGTGACGAGTTTTCATCAATTAGAATTACCGAAGGTGTATACAAAGATGTTATATACCAATATGGTAAGGTGCAATTTGCAAAAGAAGAAACGCAAAATGGCCAAATGCCTTTACAATTTCAATGGACATTAAAAAAGAAACCAGAAAAGTTAGACCTGGATATTGACAAAGAAGGATTTATAAAGTATATTGGAGATATATTAGTTGAAATTATGGACGAAAGAATAAAGGATGGGACAATCATTGATGACAAATAGATTAGAAGACACAATACTGACAAACTTAATATTCAATGAAGAATATACAAGAAAGGTGTTGCCGTTTCTTAAAGATGAATACTTTGGTACAAGAAGTGATAAAATTATATTTTCACAAATTTATGATTTCGTTAATAAATATAATAATCTTCCGACTAAAGAGACCTTGATTATAGAATTAAATACTCGTAAAGATATAAATGAGGAAGAATTTAAGGCTATAAAAACAACAATCGCAGGACTTAATCCTGTAGAAGCAGATTTAGAATGGTTGTTTGATACTACAGAGAAGTTTTGTAAAGACAAGGCGGTAAACAATGCAGTACTTAACGGCATTAAAATCTTGGATGGAAAAGACCAGAAAAGAACTCCAGAGGCCATTCCTTCAATTTTATCTGAAGCTCTTGCTGTGTCTTTTGATAATCATATTGGGCACGATTACATTGATGACGCAGACGATAGATTTGATTGGTACCATCGTAAGGAGTTAAAACTTCCATTTGACTTACAATATTTCAATAGAATAACTAAAGGTGGCGTACCACAAAAGACTTTGAATGTATGTCTTGCTGGTACTGGTGTAGGTAAATCGCTGTTTATGTGTCATCTAGCGGCTTCAAGTATACTTGAAGGTAAGAATGTTTTATATATCACATTAGAAATGGCAGAAGAAAGAATTGCTGAAAGAATTGACGCTAACTTATTAGATGTTACAACAGACGATTTACTTGCATTACCAAAACAAATGTTTGATGATAGAGTACAAAGATTAAAAGACAAAAGTCCTGGTAAGTTAATTATTAAAGAATACCCAACGGCGTCTGCTCATAGTGGACATTTCAAAGCATTATTAAATGAACTTGCATTAAAGAAAAGTTTTAAACCAGATGTATTGTTTATTGATTATTTAAATATATGTTCTTCTAGTAGATTTAAAGGTGGTAATATATCATCATACTTCTATGTAAAAGCAATTGCAGAAGAATTAAGAGGTCTTGCTGTAGAGTTTAAGTTACCTATATTTACTGCTACTCAAACAACAAGAACTGGTTTCGTATCTACAGACATTGGTCTTGAAGATACTTCAGAAAGTTTTGGTCTACCTGCAACGGCAGACTTTATGTTTGCATTAATGACTAGTGAAGAGTTAGATAGTCTTAATCAGATGAAAGTAAAACAATTGAAAAACAGATATTCAGACCCAGCGATAAATCGTAGTTTTATCATTGGTGTTGATAGAAGTAAAATGAGATTGTATGATGTAGAACAAAAAGCACAAAATATAGTAGATAGTAACCAGGAGAAAGATATTGAAGAAACTGACCCATACGATAAGTTTTCTGATTTCAAAGTTTAATATGCCAAGAAAAAACACAGCCCCCATAAAACAAAAAGGAACTAGAAAGTTGGAACCTGGAGAGAAACTACACTATACAAAGAGTATGGTAAAGAAACGAGGTAAGATTTACTGGAGGGTTACTGAAAAACCTACAGGTACTATTGTAAAAGATTATTTTTTTGAAAAGGACGCTAGAGCATTAGTTAGATTTCAAAATAAAGAAAGAGTATGGGAAGCAAATGGAGGTATTCCACACTTCCTTTGTGAACAAATTAATTTGAAAAAAAGTTAAAAAAAATGCTTTTTTTGCTTGACAAGCTTTATAGGTCGTGTTATAGTATATACATAATCAATAGAAAAGGACTAAATTATGACTAACTTCACTAACGACCCTATCAATTTTCTTTCTGCCAACGAAGGTCAACTTGAACTTCATACTAAAGAAGGTCTTACATATATGACCGATAAGGTAGAAACTATCGCAAAGATTTTATCTAATCACGGTGTTCCTGTTTCAGTAAACACTTCATCTTCAATGGACTTTGCAGATGAATATGGTTTCGCAAATTGGGACGGTGCTCAAAAACTTTGGGCAAGTGCATTAGAACTATTAGGTTACTCTGTAGAGTAGTTTAGTAGGGTGTAGTAGTGGCATAGACCTAGGTTATAATACTACTTAAATGTGTCCTGAAACAATCGCCTGCCAAGGAACAGCCCATTTTCTTTCAACAATCTCACAATTATTCTGCTCGTAGCTCAACTGGATAGAGCACCAGTCTTCTAAACTGGATGTTGCAGGTTCAAGTCCTGCCGAGCAGGCCAATTGTTGTTTAGTGCTTGACATAGGGATAAATATGATATAGTATCATCATATAAATGGAAAAATAATATGTATAAAAACATTGTAGAACAAGCAGCCAAAAAGGCAGGCTCATTATTAGAATATAATAAGAAGAAATCTACTGCTTCTGCCGAGGTTTTTATCTTTAGACGAAAAGATAGAAACCAAGCAAAGATAGAAACACAAAATTTTTTAAAAGCCAACAAGATTAAATTTATTGATAAGAAGACTTATCTATCAAGTGAGAATATTACAGAGTTTGAACTCGGTGGTAAGATTATACGAATTGTATATAAACCAACAGGTGGTGGTTCAGGTGGAGGTGCCGCTGTAACTGCTGTAACTGAAAGTGCCCAATGTTACTATTGTTCACTTGCGTTTAATGTTAAACGAGGTCCTATCAAAGAAGCAGATTGTACTATAACTAATTTAGAGAAGGCCGCAAAGTATGTACAGGCAACCGTAAAAGTTAAATCTATGGTAGATAGACTACCAGAAGATTGGCCTGATACATTAATTAAATCTGCAAACATAGTTTACAACAAATATAAAAGTAAAGTTACAGGTTCAGTATACTTTCATAGGGATTCCGAATTTATGAAAAAAGTATATAGAGCAAAGAAAGAAGTACAGAAGATGGATAAGGCGTCTGGTAATCCACAGGCACCTGGTTCGTTTTCAGATGATAAATGGAATCCTGGCGATATATGGATGACCACAATGTCTCCTGGTGCAGACCCTTTGAAAGAATTTAAACAAGATTGGTCAGTATTAAATCAGGCAGTATTAGATAAGGCAGGTCGTATCAAAAGTCCTAAAACATTTTTGTTAGGTATCTCATTAAAGAAGTTAGGTAATGTTGCAACACTAAAAGAGTATAACGCACCTACAAGAGTGAAAGAAGTAGAACACCCTTATAAGAGTTATATCTTTGGCAGAAACAATGACTTCTTTTCATCTATTGATATGTATATGAAAATGGGTACTGCTGAGGTTCAGTTTAGAGCAACAAATAGTACCTCTTCTTGGCAAGGCGAAATTAAAGGAGTAACAGCCGCAGGTGGAAAAATCGGTGGTGGTAATTTAAATTTCTATTGCGAAAGACAATTGAGAAGAAGTATTGGTGGTGGTCTAAAAGGTAGGTCTTGGAAAGAAACACCAGGTAATCAAGTTAGATTAAATGATATGTATTTACTATTTAAAAAATACACACCTAAAGAACAACATATTGAACCTAATATTTTTATTAAGAAATGTATTGACAAAGGTGGTAGTTTTATCTTCTCAAAGAATATGTGTTTACAATTTTTAGACACATTTATGTCAGGAACTTCTTCTCAAAGAAACAGATTATGTACTGATATAGTAAGATATGCCGCTAGTAATACAGACCAGTCTTCTTTTTTTATAAAGGTATCTTAAAACTTATAAATAGTAGTAGACGAAGTGAGAGTTATATTGATGGATAGTTTATTTGTATATGGAAAAAATGAAGGAAAAAAATGTTTAGTTTTAAAGGATATTCCTCTTCAGGTGCCAATACACACCTAGAACATTTAGAGGATAGTATAATCAACGATGGTGCTAAAGGTGGCAGAAATGCGATTGCATTTTTAAAATCTTTACAAAAAATGCTTTCGGCAAATGTTAGCAATAAAGTTAATGTTACCGTTAAATGGGATGGAGCGCCTGCTATCGTTTGTGGTACTAATCCTGAAAATGGCAAATTCTTTGTCGGTACAAAATCTGTATTCAATAAAACACCAAAAATCAATTACACTTCAGCAGATATATCACGAAACCATCCAGGTGGTGTAGGTGGTACACTTCAAATAGCATTAAGAGAATTAAAGAAATTAGGTATTAGAGGTATCGTACAAGGCGATTGTCTCTTTACTAACGACACAAAGAAAGTCGTAAACATAGATGGTCAATCTATGATATCATTTACACCTAACACAATCACATATGCAATGCCAGCCAATAGTGCAGTAGGTAGAAAAATTGCAAGAGCAAGAATGGGTATTGTATTTCACACACAATATAATGGTAAAACGATGGATAGTCTAAACGCTTCGTTTGGTTATGTATCAGGAATTAGAAGTGGTAGTGTATGGGTACCATCGGCACAATACAAAGACGCTAGTGGTAGTGCAAGTTTTAGTCGTGCTGAACTTACAAAGTTTAATGCACAATTAAGAATGGCAGAAGGTAGTTTAAACAAGGCCGCACCTTTACTAAATCAATTTGATAGTAGAGACGAATTATCTGTAGGTTACAGATTAAAAACTTATTTCAATAGTATCGTTAGAGGTACACAAGGTATGGGTAGAGTAAAAGATTTAGTTGATAAGTTTCCAGATTACTATGAGAACTTTATCAATGCAGAAATAGACGCTAGAAAAACACCGAAAGGTAAAGAAAAATTTAAAGTCGCAAAAGAAAACAATACAAAGTTTATTGCTCGTAATAAACAATCTTTATATTTTGCAATCGCAACTTATGTAACATTACAAAATTGTAAAGGTATTGTATTAAGTAAACTTGCACAAATACAAAGTGTAGGACATTTTTTGAGAACTGATAGTGGTTATAAAGTAACAGCACCTGAAGGTTATGTTGCAACTGACCGTGTCGGTAATGTTGTTAAACTGGTAGATAGATTAGAGTTTAGTAGAGCAAACTTTACTATCGCCAAAGATTGGGTGAAAGGTTAATATGTTATATGATACAACAGGTTCAGGAGGCGCAATGCTAGGATTTAAAGATTACATAATAAATCATTTGTTAGAAGCAAAACAAACTAGAATTATTATTATGGGTGGTCCAGGTTCTGGCAAGTCAACTTATTCAGAATATTTAATTAGACACTTTGGTATTAAGCACATTTATCCTGGTGGTCTATTAAGAAAAGAAATAGACAAAGGTGGTCCAGAAGGTATGAAGATTAAAAAACTTTTAGACCAAGGTAAGTTTGCACCAAACGATGTTGTACTAAAATTAGTAAAAGAAGCATTATCAGAAGATGACGCTTCAAAAGGATATGTTCTTGATGGTTATCCTAGATATATGCAACAAGTAAGAGATATGGAAAGAGAAGGTATCGCTTATGATGTTGTTGTTTATCTTGAAGTTAGTGAAGAAGAAGTAATTAAGAGACTGACAAAGAGAGGAAGAAAAGATGATAAGCCAGATATTATTCGTAGCAGAATTGCTTTATACGAAAAGGAAACAGGTCCAGCGATTGAACACTACAGAAAAAAAACAGGTTTCATTTCTATCAAGGCTGAAGGAAAAGAACCTGGCGACATT